GAGTACTTCGGCTACATGGAGGCGTTCCCAGACCCGAAGGTGCACGACGATCCCATCGACGCGAGCGCTACCGGCTACAAAGAGCTGAATCAGCTGCGGCCGATCCTCGAAGTGAAGTGGTAGTCAGCTCAACTTGAGCTGCCCGAGCACCGCCGTCGGGTCCATCTTGACCGTGTACCCGACGACGCGTGCGGCGTGTGGCTCGTCTGGGTGACAGACTAAGACGGTCGGCAGGCGGCCGGTGTCGTCGAGGATCTCCCGCGCGGCCTTGTCGACCCGCTCTTGCAGCTCCATCGCCGCGAGCGCGGCGTCGGCGTCCATGAACTCCACATTCACGCCCTGATCGCGCCCGTGCCGCTGCGCCGCTGGAGCTTCTCTTTGAAGAGGTCCACCGGCAGCGACGTCATGCCCCCGTAGGCGCGCTCGCCGTCGTTTCGGTGCGCGAGATACGCGGCCTTCGCTTCGTGGGCGTCGCTGAACCCGATCATGGCCTTCTGCTCGTCGAGGCGCGTGTAGTCCGGCCCGCGCAGCTGATGGACGAGGTGGACCTCTTTCGCGTCGTCGCCGCGGGGACCGACGTAGCAGTCGAGCTCTTCGCCATCGGCACCGAGGTGGTCCTCGAGGAACCCGTAGTGGTGCTTCATGGACACGGACCCGGTCTCCTTGCCGTCCTCGTCGTGCCACCGGCGGATCGTCCCCGCCTTGTTCTCGATCGCGACGTGCAGGCCGTGCACGGTCATGCGGTCGACGACGTCGTGGCCGTCGTTCTTGACCTTGGGGTGGCCGATGATGCCCTCGACGCCCGGCGCGATCGTGATCGTGCGGAAGCTGCCCGGCTCGAACCCGTGCGGCGACTCCTGGCGGAAGCGCAGCGAGCCCGACGTCTCGCGCATCTCGCCGGCGGTCTTCTTGTTGCGCTTCAGCCATGACTGGGCGCGCTCCGGCGTGAAGTGCTGCTTCGAGAAGGCCAGCGACTGGAGCTGGGTGGCGTCGTTGACGACGACGTCGTGCGCCTTGAAGAACTCGACCTGGCCGATTCGCTCCATCGCCTCGGCCTTCGTCTTGTAGGGACCGCCAAGGTGCTTCTTTCCGTTCTCGGAGTAGACCTGCCAGCCGCCGTGTTCCTTGCGGAGGATGTCTCCCAGCGTGATCGCGTCGATGCTGTCATGGCCGCCGGCTCCCGCGGACGCCCCTCCCGCGCCGCCGCCGCCAGGGCCGCCGGTGCCACCGCCCCCCGCGGGCGCCGCGGGCTGGGGCGTGTTCTCGACCGCCTCGACCTTCGCGACGTCCTCGTCCGTCAGGCCGGGATAGGTGCGGTTCGTGCGTAGCGTCTTCGTGATCACGCTCGGCGCCACGGCGCCCATGTCGACGTACAGCTTGTCCCGCTGGCCCCGCTGGAGCTCGACGCCGGCCTTGTCCTTTTCGCTGGCCTGCTCGAGCGGGTTGAACGTAAACCTGAACTCCGGGGCCGGCTTCCCCCATGCCGACCGCTGCAGGACTTCGAGCAAAAGACGCAGGCTCGGGCGCAATGACGCTTCCTGCTTCGAGTGCACCTTCTCGTAGTAGGTGCTGCGCTCGTTGTCGCCCGTCGAGTTGAGACCGCCCGGCGACTGGCCGAAGAGCAGCGACACGGGATAGCCGGAAGCGCCCGCGACCTCGACCACGAAGCGCTGGAGCATCTCCGGCACGCCAGCGAACGAAAACGTCTTCCGCTCGTACTTGTCCTTCGAGTCGGTGATGAGGACGTTGAAGAGGCTCTTCGCCATCGCCATCTGGTCGAAGCGTTGGCGCAGGATTGCGTCGCCACCCGGCAGCGAGAGCTGCTCCTTCAGGTTCTCGATCCCGATGACGTCGGTCTTCGCGTCCCAGATCAGGGAGCCGGCGCCGCCGTGCGCGACGTCGAACCTGCGGACAGCGTCGTACGGTGCCTGCAGCACCGAATCATCCCATCGGGCGTTCGCGAGCCACCGCAGCTTGTCGACCGGAGCGCCGCCGAAGCGGACGGTCCTGGTCCAATGCACGCGTGCCGCCTCATAGCCGCCGACGACATCCGTCCGATTGTAGATGCGCGGGTACCCGAGCATCGACCCGGAGGCGGGGAAGCCCTTGAGACCGTCGAGCGGCACGCGGATGTAGTCGCCCGTATTCGCGCAGTACCAGCGATCGGCGACATCGAGGAATTGCAGGTCTCCCTCTCCGATCGTGTTGAGGTTCAATGGCTGATCGAGCGGCTGGTCTTTGATGCCGATGATCCCGACAGCGCCGCCGAAGAGGCGCCCCCAGCGCGTTCCCTCCGTTACGTTGCCCTGTAGGTTCACGCGCTCCGCTTCATCCGCGAGCTTCTGCGCGCCGGCGCTGTCGTTGTCGTGGTCTTTCCAGGTGGGTGTGATCCACTCGCGTGTCATGTCCTCGGTCATCAGGTCGACGATCTTCTGCGGCAGCCACGATCCGCTGTACATGTTCGACAGGCGGATCTGGCTCAGGGGAACGACGGGCGCGTAGATGCTGGTCGCGGTGCGATCCGTCAGCGTCCCCATCCCAGCGAGGAAGTTGACGATCCCGTCTCGGGCGACACCGAAGCTCGGCGCGTGGTCCATGACGAGGTGGCGGACCTTGGACATGATCTGCATCAGTCCACCGGGCGTCTGCCTGGTCATCTCGGCCGAGATGACCTCGGGGTCTAGTGCCTTCTGACTAGCCATGCTGGCCACTCCCATCCGTACCGTATCGGCGATCTTCTAACGCGCGACGGATTTTTCCGCCCGTTACGGGACGGACCGGCTTACCGTCAATGACGCGTCGAATGGTTTTCTCATTGGCCCCAACGTCCCTGGCTATCTTCTGGACGACAGAATTGGGAACCGGAGCTGTATACGGCTTCCGTCGCATGAACCAGTCGTAACAAAAGAACGGGATGATCCCGTACTTCCGTCGTTGCTAACGTAGCGATGGCCTAGTAACTCGGCGACCGTCATGGGGCTTGGGCAAGTTGCTCGATCTCTCGCGACTTCGGCCGGAGAAACCGGCGCGCGGGGGAATCGTGCGCCTGGACCCGAATGAGCCGAGCCCGCGCTGCGCGCTGCTCTACCTCGACCGCCTCGACGGCCAGATCAAGCGGCTGAAGAAAGACGGAACCGCGATCGCCGAGGCGCTGCGCTCGGAGTGGATCGGGCGTGACGCGGTCACCGTCGAGGACGCCGACAACAAGGGCAAGTCGGCGATCGAGCGCGCCCGGGCCGCATGGTCGAAGATCGACCCGAGCCCGACGGCTACGATCATCGTCAACGCCAACGCGATCGCCCTCGACGAGCAGATCAAGGTCTCCGTCGAGAAAGCCTTCGGCGTCAACATCGAGCGCTTCCTCGAGGACCGCGCCGATCTCGCGCAGGCCATGAAGTACGCCACGCGGGCGAACGTCGCGCTGATCAAGTCGATCCCCGATCAGTACCTCGACCTCATCGAGAAGGCCGTCGGCGAGAACTGGACCGCCGGCACGCGCTGGGAAACGCTGGCCGCGCGCATCGCCGAGATCGGGAACATCACCGACCGGCGCGCCGAGCTGATCGCCCGCGACCAGACGTCGAAGATGGCGGCAGCGTTCGAGACGATCCGCCACCCGCAGCTGGGGATCGAGCAGTACGAGTGGAGCGACTCGCACGACAAGCGCGTGCGGCACTCGCACCATGAGCTCGACGGACACGTCATCCGGTACGACGCGCCTCCGTACGTGGATGGGGAGTACGCCCATGCCGGCGAGCCCGTCAATTGCCGGTGCGGCCGGATCCCCGCGATCCGTTACGCGGGCGCGAGCGCGGCGCCGGCGCAGTACGCGGAGGCCGCGTGACCGTCATCGCCTCCGTTCGCGCCACCGACCACGGGACCGCCGTCCAGCTGATCACCGGCTGCCGCGCCGTCGACCTGATCGGTTCCGAGGGACTCACACAGCGCCGCATGACCCCCGAAGGGTTCATGGTGTCGCGGGCGAAGATCTCCCGCGTCGGGACGCAGAAGTACTACGCCCGCGAGCTTGGTCTACCAGGCATCGACGGCGACAGGCTGCTGATCGCCTACCGGCCAGCCAGCGAGGTGTTCCACCCCGATGCGATGAAGTCGTTCGAGCTCAAGACGCTCGCAAACGACCATCCTCCCGTTGACATCACCTCCGAGAACTGGGCGGCGATGGCCCGCGACGGCAAGTGCGTCGGCGACGTCCACGACATCCACCCCGAGGACAGCGAGCACCTCGGCGCCACCGTGGTCGCGCGCGACGCCGACATGGTGAAGGGCATCGAGGGCGGCAAGTCGCAGCTGTCCTGCGGCTACACGTTCGACGCCGACATGACGCCCGGCGAATACAACGGCGTCAAGTACGACTTCGTTCAACGCAACATCCGCGGCAATCACGTTGCGGTTGTCGACATGGCTCGCGGCGGCGTTGGTTGCCGCATTGGGGACCGCGACACAACGGTCACCTCCACCACACGGAGACACACGATGGAAACCACGCTCGTTCCAGTCACCATTGCCGGAATCACCTTCAACGTCGCTGCGACTGACGCGCAGAACGCGACCTCGGTCCGCGACGCCTATGACCGCCACGCCAAGCTGGCGAAGGACTGCAAGGACAGCCTGGAGGCGATGGAGGCGGCGCACAAGAAGGTCAAGGACGAGCGCGACTTCCACGTCAACGCGGCCGAGGAGCTGAAGGAGAAGCTCGGCAAGGAAGACGACGACGAGACCGCGTCGATGGGCGCCGAGAACAAGCGGAAGCACGTCGGCAAGGACGGGGAGCCCACTCTGATGGGCCTGCTGCTCGGGAAGCTCGCCGGCGTGCGCGGCTTCTACAAGGCGAAGCTGACCGACGCGCAGGCGAAGGTCACCGCGGCCGAAGCGAAGGCCAGCGATAGCGCCATCGAGGCCCGCGTGCAGGCTCGTGCGGTTGCCGTCCAGGGCGCGAAGAAGCTGATCGGCGACTCGTTCGTCGAGACCGGAAAGTCGCTCGAGACCATCCGCACCGAGGCCGTGGCGCACGTCATCGCCAAGGACTCCGCCCTCAAGGGGCAGGCCGAGGCGGGGCTCTGCGGCCTGGCGCTCGACAAGGCGCCCGCGGAGCACGTCGGGATCGTCTTCTCGACCCTCGTGGCCGCCAAGGGGACGACCGCCGCGACCGACGGCGCGAGCCGCGGCACGGGAAGCGACATCTTCTCGATCCTCGCGCACGACAGCGCCGAGGGGCGCCAGGACGCCGACCGGACCGAGCGGGACACCGCCCGCGCCGATGACGGACTCGAGGGCCTCGACGCCGTTTCGATCCTGAAGCTGCGCTCGCAGAACCACGGAAAGCTGCCCGGCAAAGACGCCGGCGTTTAACCGCCGCCCCACCACCACCAACAGAGGACAAGCACCATGCCCACTACTTCTTTGAACAGCATCGGCGGCCCTCTCTTCACCGTTGGCGTGAAGGGCGAGCTGGCCGGGGACCCCCGCGGTTACGACATCGACCCCCGCGTCGTTGACCTCGTCGTCAACGCCAACCTCGACGTCGGCGAGCCCGCATGCCTGGGCAACGCCACCACGCCGGGACTGATCGGGACTGTCCAGCCGGCCCTGTCCGGCGGCGTTCCGATCGGATTCACCGTTCGCGACCGCTCGAAGGTCGCGAACTCGTCAGGCGTCGTGTTGTTCCTCCCAGGCGACAGCATCGGCGTCCTCCGCCACGGGTACATCTGGCTGCTCGCGGCCGAGAACGTTACCCAGGGAACCCAGTGCATCGCCATCGTCGCCGATGCAGGTCTCGGCGAGGTTGGTGGCGTCTCCGCTGGCGCGGCAGACGGCACCACGCGCTTGGCGATCGGCGGCGCGTTCTGGCAGCAGACCGTCGCGTCCGGCGCGGTCGGTCTCGTTCGCATCAACAACTCGACGACCTAATCGGTCGGCATAAACCACTCGAAGGAGACAACGATCATGTCGGCCATTCGTTCAATCAGAGTTCTCGACAGCGTTCGAGGAAGCGTCATGGCGAAGGTGCCGGAGGCCCGCCTCCGGATCTTCGACCGCGCCATGCAAATCCACCAGGTGTTCCCGGAAGATTCGGGAACGCCCTACGGTCGCCCGCTCGCGCGGGACGCCGTGGAAGCGGGCGCGTTCACCATCGGGCAGCTCACGTACCTCGAGCAGAAGGCGATCGCTCGCTGGTACGACCCGATGATGTACGAGGAGATCCTCGGCGCGTGCATCGACTACTCCGCCGGCAGCTGGGCGAAGACGGTCGACTACCTCTCGATCGACGGCGTGGGCGTCGGTGAGTTCGTCGGGCCCGACCCGACCTACTTCCCGATGGTCGACGTCTTCTACGAGAAGGCCAGCATCCCGGTCGCGCAGGCCGTGATCGGCTATCAGTACACGCAGGAGGAGCTCCGCACCTCGGCGTACCTGAAGCAGCCGCTCACGGACAGCCTCCAGGTGCAGGCCGTCCTCGGCTACAAGCGCCACAGCAACTACGTGGCGCTGCTCGGCGACACCCGCAAGGGGTTCACGGGGCTCTACAACAACGGATCGGCCACCGCGGCGAACCGGAAGTCGGGCGCCGCGTGGGACTCCGCGACCGCGGACACCATCGTCAACGACTGTGTCGACATGTACGGCAAGTACGTCGCCGGCACGGCCAACAACGAGAAGCCCTCGATCATGATCGTGCCGATCTCGACGCACGCGCTGCTGTTGCAGCCGCGGTCGACGAACAGCGACACGACCATCAAGGAGTTCCTGGAGGAGGTCCTCGAGATCAAGATCATCCAGGACATCATCCTCGACAGCACCGCCAACGGCGGCCAGGCCCCGGGCTCTGGCACCACGAAGCGCGTCGTCATGGCGGCGCCGAAGAACGACAACGCCGTCTTCCACGTGCCGATGCCGATCACGTTCCTGCCCCCGCAGTTCCAGGGCATCCGCGTGTTGGTGCCGGCCGAGTACAAGCTCGGCGGGTTCGAGCTCCGGCGCGTCCAGACCGTTCGCTACATGGACGGGGTGTGATGGCGAAGGTCGAGAACACCGGCGGGCGGCGCGAGGTTCACTCGCTCCGCCCGGACGGGGCCGGCAACAGCCACTTCGTCTTCCCCTCCGCCGTCACGGTGGGCGCGAGGACGAGGAACGGCGTTGCCGAGATCCCGGACGACCTGCTCGATGAGCTGATCGCGAAGGACGACTTCACCAGAGGTCTGTTCGAGAGCGGGCAGTGCATCGGAACGTCGCCGGCGGCGGCGAAGATCGCCGATCGACTCGCCTCGGAGGCAGAGGCGAAGCGGGCGGCGGCGAAGGCCCAACACGATGCGGTGGTTGCGGAGGCTCAGGCCAACGCCAAGACCGAAGCCGCCCCCGCCGCGACCGAGAGCAAGCCGCAGGACGAGAAGCCCAGCGCCTGACGGAAGTGTGAACGGCCGCCGCCGGCTCTTAAGGCTGGTGGCGGCCTTCCACCTCAAAGGAGCAACGACATGGCGAAGATGATCAAGATCGGCAACCGCTCGAAAGCGCAGTACGACATCTATGGGCTTCCGCCCATCGACCCGAAGACGGGCGAGGTGAAGCTCGACGCGAAGGGCAAGCCGCTGGTGGGGGCTGGTCCCTACCAGATCAAGCCGACGCGTCCGAACAAGAGCGGCACGCTGGTCCTGGGGATCGGCGAGATCCCCGACGAGGTTCTCACCGCGCTGCTCGACAAGGAGCGGGGGGACGACTTCACCAAGGGTCTCTTCGGAGCGAAGGGCGGCATGGCGAAGCTGTTCCGCATGACGGACGATCAGGTCGGCGAGCAGATCGTCGCCCAGCAAGCGGCCGCCGCCGAGGACGCCGCGAAGAAGGCCGCCTCCGGCTTCTAAGGGAGCACGGTGGTCGTCGGCGACTTCAGGAAGGCATTCCCGGCGTTCGCCGACGCTACCGCTTGGCCCGATCCGTATGTCCAGACCACCATCACCCGATCGCTCAACTACTTCGACACGGGGCGGTGGGGCGTGTGGCTGACGGACGGGCAGGGCAACTGGGTCGCGCACGAACTGGCGACCAATCCCCCGCCCGAGAGCGGTCTCAGCGCCGGCACGGCCTCGAGCGATGGCGACGTGAGCAGCAAGCGCATCGGGTCCGAGTCGATCAATCGCGACTCGGGGCGCCTGAAGGCCCAGGCCGACAACCCATATCAGCTCACCAAGTACGGCCGGAAGTATCTCTGGCTCGCGAAGCAGGCAGGCGTCGGGGCCATCGTCGCCGGATCTCCATCCTGTCCACCCCTGGCACCCCTATGAGCGTCACCGTCAAAATCACCGGCAACGCCAACCTTCCCGGGCTCGATGCCCTGGCGAAGCGTCTTCGCGTGGGCGGCCCGATGCCGCGGGAGCTGGTGGGCGTGCCATCGGGCCTGAAGGACGAGGACGGGACCTCGCTGGCGCTGGTCGCGGCGCGGACCGAGTTCGGAGGCGTGGAGGAGCGGGAGGTCGAGTCCGGGCAATTCGGGCCCGCGCAGAAGGTCCAGCCCGAGCGGCCGTTCATGCGGATGGGGATTCGGTCGGGCATCCCCGAGCTTCGGCGGGTCGCGCGGCACGAGCTCGCCGCGTTGGCCGAGGGCCGCGGGACGATGACCGGCGTCCTCGATCTCATGGGCGCGGTCGGCGCCGGCGCCGTCAAGAAGTACATGGTCGGCGACCACTTCGCCCCCAACGCGCCGTCGACGATCGCCAAGAAGGGCTCGGAGCAGCCGACAGTCGAGTCCGGATCGCTCCGCCAGCAGATCACGCACGTTCCGGAGAACGCCTGATGCCGCCGATCGACATCAGCGAGCTGAACGGAGATGACGACTTCGCGGAGGTCATCATCCTCCGCCGTCCGGGCGTGCCGAGCGTCGGGAACGAGGGCGTGGTTACGCCGACGTACCTGCCCGACCAGAGGATCGTGGCCACGGTGCAGCCGGCGAGCGACGCCGACCTGAAGCAGATGCCCGAGGGCGCGAGCCTGACGGACGTGATCGCCGTGTTCGGGGCCACGGCGTTCCGCATCGCCGACCAGAGCGGCGCGCAGTCGGACGTCCTGATCCGCGGCGGCCTGCCGAACGGGAAGTTCTACCGCGTCGCCAAGCTCGAGGACCGCCAGAAGAACGGCTACTCGAAGGTGCTGGCCGAGAGGTACGAGCCGTGATCGCCGACGTCGCACAGTCGATCCGCGAGGTCGTACGGATGGCGCTCGCGATGCCGCTCAACTCGGTTGGTCCCGAGGGGCAGACCTTCGCCGGCGCCGGCACCGAGACCAAGCACATGGCGACGGTGGAGATCCTCGATGCACCCGACCTCGGCCAGCCCGCATACACCTACGCGAACGTCGATGGCACGCCCACCAGCCAGGTGACCGAGAACGTCGACGTGCTGAAGGAGATCACGGCGAGCGTGAACTTCTACCGTGGCGGAAACCCCGACGCCGCGGGCCTGGCGCAGTGGACGCTGCGGGCCATGGATGACGCCTCGCGGATCGAGCAGCTGCTGAAGCTGACGTCCAACTCCCAGCTGCTCTCGAGCCTCGGTCTCACCTTCGTGAAGGCCTCGAAGCCCCGCAACCTGAAGGCCCTCGTCGGGAAGAACTGGAAGAGCAGGGGCCAGATCGACCTGACGTTCTATGTCGTGAATCGCGAGAGCGACAACATCCAATCCATCGGCAGCGGCTCGGTCACCACGAAGATCGGGAGCCTGTCCGGAACCATCGAGGTCACCACATGAGCAGCAGCCTCAGCATCGACGACGTCGTTACAGTCACCGTCAACGTCTCTCCCGCGGGCGCTCAGGCGAGGACCTTCAGCAACATGCTGATCCTCGGCTCGAGCACCGTCCTGCCGCTCTACGCTCGAACGCAGACGTTCGGCGGGGGTGGCACCGCGGCGCTCGAGTCCATGGTCTCGGCGGGATACGCGACGAGCTCCGAGGAGTACAAGGCGGCGCAGGTCGCGTTCCAGCAGAAGCCGCAGCTCCCGCAGATCAAGGTGGGGCGGCGCTTCCTGACCAATCAGGCGGGCGCGCTGCTCGGCGCGGCGGTGTCGCCGGCTTCCCTTACGGCCCTGCAGGCGATCACCACCGGCGGGTTCGACATCTCGATCAACGGCACGAATTACCAGCTCAGCGGGCTGAATTTCTCGGCCGACACGACGCTGGCCTTGGTGGCGGCGACCCTTCAGACAGCGCTGCAGGCGCTTCTGGCGAGCACGCTCTGCGTGGCGGTCGGGACGCAACTCGTCGTCACCAGCCCGACGACGGGGACCGCCTCGACGGTGGGATACGCCGTGGCGCCGACCCACTCCGGATCGCCGGTCGACGTGTCGACGCTGCTCGGTCTCGCGGCCGGCACCGGCGCCTTCGGCTACCCGGGCATCAACGCGGAGTCGATGACCCAGTCGTGGCTGAACTCCGCCACCTTCGACCCGAACTTCTACGGGATGGTCATCGCCGGCGGCAGCACGCAGGACATCAAGGACACGATGTCGTTCGCCGACACCGGCGTCTACCTGCACGCCTACACGACGAACGACCCGAATGCGCTCCTGTCGTCGGACACCACGGACCTGTTCTCCTACGCGCAGCAGCAGGGCTTCCAGAACAGCTTCGGGCAGTGGAGCAACACCGCGTATGCCGCGGTCTCGGCGCTCGCGCGCATCCTCATCGTCGACCTGACGCAGCCAAACTCGGCAATTACGCTGAAGTTCAAGCAGGAGCCGGGCGTTGGGGTGGATGCGATCAACGAGACGCAGAGGCTCGTGCTCGAGTCGAAGAACGCCAACTACTACACGAACTTCGCAGCTCCCGGGAGCGACAGCGGCTTCGCGATGTTCGCGCAGGGGAAGGTCGCCAACGGCTCCTTCATCGACCAGGTGTTCAACCTCGCGTGGGCGCAGGCCAACCTGCAGCTCGCCTACTTCAATGCGCTGGCGCTGGCGCTGACGAAGATCGACCTCGACGACAGCGGCATTCAGATCATCGTCCAAGCGCTCGACAAGGTGATGGACCAGCTGCGGGCTGCCAAGGTCATCTCCGCCGGCAACTGGAACGGTCTCGGCGTCGGCGAGGTGAACACTGGCGATTACCTGCCGAACGCCTACTACACGTTCGCATCCCCGGTCTCGACGCTGACGCAGACCCAGCGCAACAACCGGGTCGCGCCGCCGATCACCATCCTCGGGACCGGCGCCGGCGCGGTCCACAGCGGGTCGGTGCAGTTCAACTTCCAGCAGTAAGGAGACACGCCGATGAAAGCCACAGGGTTTCAGGGGATCGTTCTGGTGCTCTCGGCGCCGCCGCTGCCGGTGCACCGGGTCTCGAACTATTCGGACGCCGACGACGCCATCATGATCGAGCGGCGCAACCCGATGATCACCGACAAGGTCGGTGTCGACGGGAAGATGGCGATCTTCCTGTCGGCGGACCGGAGCGGGAAGATCACGATCAAGGTCTTCCAGACCAGCCCGTCGAACAAGTACCTGAACCAGGTCTGCCAGCTGGCGCAGGGCGGACCGGGAACGTTCGTGCCGATCGCGGTGAGCTTCGTGGACACCTACCGCAACGACCGCATGGTGGGTCTCTTCGGCTACGTCGTGAAGCCGGCTCCCGCGGCGCGCGGCAAGGACGTCAAGGAGCAGTCCTGGGAGATCATCGTCGAGGACCTCCAGGTGCTCTTCGGCGATCCCCTCTTCGTCGGGTTCGCGACGGCCGCGGCGGAAGGGCAGTAAGCCATGAGCCTTCCTGTCGGATCGAAGAAGATCGGCGACGTGCTGTACACGTTCAGCATGTTGCCGGCGAGCAAGGCCATGGAGGTCTGGTCGTCCATCGAATCCTTCGTTGTCAACCCGGGCAACTCGTTGTCCGCCATCGCGGCGGTCGGCGGGAAACAGGTGCAGGCGATCGCCGCCGCCGGGATGCCGCCGCACGAGAAGGAGGAGCTCATCGCGACAGTCACGATGCTGTCGGCGCTGTCGGCGCTACCCGAGGGGGAATGGACGACGCCGGACGGACGCCGGATGAACGGCCGCCAGCGAATCATAGCCATCCTGCTCAGCAACGTTTCGGTGGGCGGGCAACCGGTCGACGTCGACACCAACTTCACCGGGCGCCTGAAGGTTCTGTATCAGGTCCTTGGAGAGGCCATGAGGTTCAACTTCGCCGATTTTTTCTCCGGACTGGCCGCGGTTACCGATTCACTCCTCAGCGCGGCCAAGCCGGCGTAAAGCCGGTTCCTTCCGACAACATCAACTGGTTTCTGTGGAGGCCAACGCGAGGCGACCATCCACTGTGTACGCGGCACGAGTTAGATACGGTCTACTCAATCAGCGATCTCCGCGATTTCCACGAGGTGTTGGATATCGAGGCGGAATACGTACGCCGCTCCAAGGCTGTTGCGGAGGCCCAGGCAGAAAGAGACCGCGCTAAATGAGCGGCTCAGTGATCGATCAGCTCTGGGTGGCGCTCGGCATCAAGGCCGAAGGCGACGGGCTGCGCGACGTCAAGCACCAGGTCAACGAGGCGAAGGAGTCGCTTCTGTCGGCCGGCGATGCCGTAAAGGCGTTCTTTGCGGGCTTCGCGGTGCACGAGGTCGCGAAGATCGGGTCGACGTTCGAGCAGAACTCGATCCAGATCGCCGGCTTCCTGTCCGCCTTGGGGCAGTCCAGCGATTTCAACCAGGGTCTGCAGGACGCCGCGGGGGTCATCCAGCAGATCACGAAGGACGCCGCGCGCCTGCCCGGCGAGGCCGACGAGTACATCGAGGTGTTCAAGGCCGGGTTCCCGTTCGTCAAGGCCGCCATGCCGGGCGGGTCCCTGAAGGACATGACGGACTTCACGAACCAGCTGACGGCCATCGGCAAGACGTTCGGCCTCGACGCTGGGCTGATCGCCCGCGAGTTCGACCACATGCTCAGCGCGGGCAAGGGGCAGGCCAGCCTGCGCTTGCCGCTGTTCCGCCAGCTGATGGCGTTCATGCGCCACGTCCCGGGGCAGGCCAAGCTGACCGCCGAGTCGTTCAACGCGATGACCGCGCCCCAGCGGCTTCAACTGCTCCAGGCGACGTTCGCGCAGCTGCAGCCGATGCTGGACGCCTCGGCCACCAGCTTCGACGCCATGTGGGGCGCCGCGGTGTCCGCCGTCAAGCAGATGACCCGCTTCGCCACGGTGCCTCTCTTCAAGGCGATGAAGCAGGGGCTCGACCAGTTCAACAGCATGTTCTATGACGACGCCGGCAAGCTCACCGCGTTCGGTCAGAAGGTCGTCGACGGCCTCAACCGCGCCATCGGGTACATGACCCAGTTCCTTCAGATGGGCGCCCACATGCTGAAGTGGTTCGTCCAGACCGGGGCTGGGGCAACCTCCCTGAAAGTCGTACTCGGGCTACTCGGAGCTGCGCTGACTGGCCTCGCCGTTGAGAAGACCGTCGGAACGTTCACCCGGCTGCTCAGCGTGTTGACCAACGTGAAGTCATTGTTGATGGGAGGGCTGTTCGCTGCGATCGCCCTCGTCGTCGAGGACCTCTATCAATTCGAGACGGGCGGCGACTCGGTCACCGGGATGCTGCTGGAGCGGTTCCCCCGCATCAAGGAGTTTGCGTCGGACCTGCTCGATATTCTGACGGACCTCTTCGGCCTCTTCTATGACGAGGACAAGTCGAAGAGCCGGATCACGGCGCTCAAGGAATCACTCGAAGAGGCCAAGCCGGCGATCATCGCTGCCGCTGTCGCAATCGGGATTGCCCTCGCAGCGGCCTTCGCTCCAATCACGACGACACTTACCGCGATCACCGCGTTGAGCGTCATGGCCAACCAGATCGTGAAAAAGAAGGGGTTCTTCTACGAGCGCCTGTCGGCCGCAGGCAAGGGGATTGGAAGAGCAGTGGGAGCGCAGATCCCAGAGGACGTCGACATGGGGGGGGCCGGCGTCCTCGCCGCGAACCCGGCCGCCGGCGGCTGGGCGCCAAATCTTGGTTGGTCCCCCGCCGACAACGCCGCACCGTCCCCCTTGCTCACGCCGCCGACGGCCGCGACGAACCACACGGTCATTCATAACACCATCAACATCAAGAGCACGGACCCCGCCGGCGCGGCCAAGGAAGTAACCCGCGAGCAGGCCCGCAACGCGCAGTCGAAAGTGAAGATGTAACGTGGGCGACCAGACCCAGATCCAACGCGTCTGGATCCTCGGCGGACTGACGCCCGACTTCGCGTTCGATTGCGTGATCCGCGAGTCGCACGTCCAGGAGATCGAGGTGCCGGAGGAGCCCGTCGAGACCGGCGTGGTGATGAGCGATCACGCGTACCTGAAGCCGGCGCGTCTGTCGATCGAGGCGGCCGTCAGCGACCTCGCCTTTCACCCAGGCGATCCCGACGGCGACGATCCCTTCGCCAGCAGCACCAGCCGCAGCATCAAGGCCTTCGACATGCTCGAGAAGCTGCAGGCGACGTTCGAGCCGTTCAGCATCCAGACCGGTCTGAAGCTCTACGCCAACATGGAGTTGATGTCGCTGGCGGCCGACCAGGACGCGGCGACCGCCTCGGGGCTGCTCTTCAGGGCGGAGCTCAAACAGATCACCATCGCGAGCACCCAGACCGTCACCTATCCGCCGCGGAAGCTCGGGAAACCCGCGCACCAGGGTGCAAACAAGGTCAACAATGGGCAGCAAACGGCGACCAACCCGGACGCCCCCAAGCGAAAGAGCGTCCTGCTCAGCATCACGGGGCTCGACTCGCCACAGGGGCAGGCGATTTCCGGAGGAGGGCAGGGACTGAGCGCCGCCATCCAGTCGCTTCTGAATCCCGGAGCATCGGCGTCGCCATGAGCAACGCAACGAAGCAATTCGGCCGCATTGCCCAGGTCATCACCGGAACCAACGGCAATGGGATCCTGGTCGAGGCGCCGTTCCGCATCCACTTCAAGGTCACGAAGACGATCGGCCGTACGCCGAACGTCGCCGAGATCAGCATGTGGAACCTCTCACCCGCCACCGAGGGGCTCGTGCGCGGCGAGTTCGACGAGGTGCTGCTCAACGCCGGCTATGGGACACAGGCGGTCCAGCTCTTTCGCGGCAACATCCGCCACTCGGACGCCTACAAAGAGGGCCCCGAGCGAATCCTGAAGCTCGACTGCGCCGACGGAGACCGCGCCTTCCGCGAGGCGAAGGTCAACCTATCCCTTTCGGCCGGCACGTCGACGTCGCAGGGGCTCGACAAGCTGATCGCCCAGCTCGGGAGCGACATCACCAAGGGCACCGTCGTCATCCAGGACAAGAAGCGGGCGCGCGGGAAGGTGTACTCAGGGATGGCCCGCCACTTCCTCGACCACCTGGCGGCGGATCAGGACGCGCACTGGTCGTTCCAGGACGGCCAGCTCCAGATCATTCCGACGTCGTCGACGCTGCCGACGGAGGCGATCGTGGTGACGTCACAGACCGGCATGCTCGCCGCGCCCGTGCGCACCGACAAGGGGATCAAGGTGCGCTGCTTCCTCAACCCGCGCATCAAGCCCGGGGGGAAGATCCAGCTCAACAACAACGACTTCAAGGACCTGGTCCGCGCCCAGAAGGCCAAGCTCCCCGGGTCGAAGCCGAGCACGGGCAAGAAGGCGAAGCAGTCGGGCAGGCTCGTACGCTTGGATCCTCAAGGGATATACAAAATTCTTCGCGTCGACCACGACGGCGACACGCGCAGCCAGAAGTGGGAATCGGAGGTGCTATGCGTGGCGCTCGCCAGCACGGTGCCAGCCGGGAGGGCAGCGGCGTGAGCACCGACGACGACGCCGCCGACACGCTGCGCGACGAGGAGCTCGCGGCCACCCACGACGACGTGCTCGAGGCGAAGATACGTGACCGCCTCAAGGAGGTGCACGTGGCGCTTCCCGGATTCATCCAGAGCTTCGACGCCACGAAGCAGACGGCCGTCGTCCAGCCGGCGATCAACCGGATCTGGATCGCGGACGACGACGGCAACGGCGGCGGGTCGATCCCCATCCCGCTGTGCTCTGATGTCCCCGTGCAGTTCCCGCGCGGCGGAAACGGCATCCTGACGTTCCCCGTTGCGGCCGGCGACGAGTGCCTGCTCGTCTTCGCAGAGCGAGCCATCGACAACTGGTGGGCCAACGGGGGGAAGCAGGACCCGTCGGAATTTCGGATGCACGACTACTCCGACGGGTTTGCCCTGCTCGGGTTCTCGTCGGTCCCGCGCGTGGTGACCAACATCTCGACCGACGGCGTGGAGCTCCGGACGCTCGACGGACAGACCATGTTTCGGCTCGAGGCGGGGGTGGCCTATGTCGGCGGCAAGGCCGGCTCCGAGCGATCCGTCATGGGGGAGACCTATCGCCAAGGCGAGAGCACCATGAACACCTCGGTGGCCACCGCCATCGAAGCGTTGCTGGTGGCTGCCGGGACCATCGATCCGGCGGAGCTCTTGGTCTTCACGGCCCTCTATCCGACGATCAGTAAGGCGATCGTCGCAATGTTCGCATTCTTCCCCGTGTGGCTGCCGCTCTTGCAGGCGTTCGAGACACAGGCGCCGCTGTACCTCGCCAAACAGGCAAAGGTGCGGTGATGCAGGTCGTACCCTTCACGTCGGACTACGACCAGACGTTCAAGACGACCTTGAACGGCGTCAACTACGTCATCGACGCGCGCTGGAACGACCGGGCGCAGATGTGGACGTTCGACCTCAGCGACGATGCCACGTCGACGCTGCTCGTCGCTGGCGTGCCGCTGCTGGTCGGCCTGGACGTCCTGTCGCCGTACGCGCTGGGCATTGGCGGGATGCTGGTGACCGACCTCAGCGGCCTGAGCAGCGACGCCGGCCCCGACGACTTCGCCGATCGCGTGGTCCCGATCTACCTGACGCCCGACGAGCTGGCGATCCTCTACGGTTTCGGC